CTAATAAGGGTTGAAAGCAAAGTTAGCATTATCCAAGTCCAATCATTGACAAAAATTTAGAAACCACCTTGTCGGCTAATTCATCAGGTAGGTAGCGCAGAAACCCAACGGCATACCACGCCACGCACATCCGCACAAACACCTTACAAAACAAATCAAATTGTTTTTGGTATTCATTCACCGACCACACCTAGATTTAGCGCATAAATCTTGTATCTCAGCAAGCCCCCAACCTACCGCGCCAAGGAACATAACAATTACAACAATCCCAACCGCCCAAGCCATTTGTTCGGCTTCGGCTTCTTTGCGTTTTTTTTCATCTTCTTTGGCTTGACGGGCTAAATGGGCATCTTCAATATCCATTTGTTGTTGTCGTTCTTTAATCTTTTGCCACACATCAGCGCGACCCGTTGCCTGAAACAACATCATCAATTCGGCTTCAAAACGCTTGGCTTCATCCAAAGCCATTTCAATTTGTAATGCAGTACCAAGGTTGGATTTATTCCCCGAACGCTTGGCTTCAACCATTGCCTTTGTTGCAACGCTTTTAGCATCGAACATTTTGGCAATCATAGGCGTTAAGCCCGCTAAATCATTAGCGACCTTACTAGCCTTCTTCACAGGCCCAATCGCTTGCTGTAGCCCTTCTAACGCGGTTATGGGGTCTATCATTTCCGTACAACCTTTTGCCATTCTAGGCAAACAACCTTGCGGTTATAAACATCACCCGACCATGCCCATCGGATACATCGATATTCTGTCTTATCGGAAATTGCCAGTATTAGTATCAGTACGGCTACCATGCCCAAACAACAATGTAGGCGCAATAAATAACTAACAATGTAAGAAGTGTTGCCGCAATAAATGCGATAACAAAATCTTTCATTTCAAGTTTACTAAAGAAGAATAAATCACGCCCGCCATACCAATAAGCATAGCGCCGCAAGCCCTAATCAATAAACTTTCTAACCGTTTTAGCCGCGCACAAAGCATTTCATAACGCAATGTGCAAACGGCTTCATGGCTATCTAAACGCGATTCAACATCATTGGATGGCATCTTCCGATACTTTCATTTGCTGTTCGGCTTGGCCCTTGATTTTTACAACCAAGTTCCATGCGCCTGTTTTGGTAGGCAAATCGCCTAACACTTGCAAAATTGCGTTTGTTTCTTCAACGGTCAAAGTTAGTGTAATGTCTTGCATTTTGGTTTCCTAAAAAGATGCCGCCATTAGGGTTGGCGGTTTACCCGTGAATATTATGCCGTAATTTGCCCAAGGCAAAGGCGGTTGCACAATTGGCGGGTTAATTTGGTTGTCAATGTTGGCTTGAATAGCGGCGAAAGAAGCCAAATGATTACTTTAGACAAATGGTATCCGTACATTATTGAGCGACAAGGCATACAGACTGTTGCGTTCAATGCCGCCGTGAAAAAAGTTCAGGAAGAATACGCGCTTGCCGTTGAGGCAAATAAAAAAGAACGCATAACAAATGAATTTGTTGTTGATTTGTACAATAAAAACGCACGACAAAACACGCTTGAACTTGAGATGTTTGAGAACCGCAGACGTTTCCAAATCTTTGTATGACGTGGCACGACAGATATTATGCAAAACACCAAAGACAAACTGGTTTACACAGTAACAATTTGCGTAACGCTGACCCTGTGTTTCTCCGTGTTAGCCATGGTGGTCGCCTTTATGTTGGGGCTATGGGCAAAGGAAGTGGACAACGCGGAAATCTTCAAAATGATTTCACCAGCCTTCAGTACCCTAATTGGCGGGATGATTGGATTCCTCAGTGGTATCAAACTGAACCAAGACGAAACTGAAAAACCAAAGGAGAGCAAAGATGATGGGATTAGATGCGATATTGAATATCGGCGGGAAACTAATCGACAAGTTAATACCGGACCCCGAAGCGAAAGCGAAAGCCCAGTTTGAACTTGCAAAGATGGCGCAGGACGGTGAACTGGCTAAGATGGCCAACGACACCAAACTGTACGAAACCGAGCAAAACAACCTTACAGCACGCGTCCAGGCAGACATGGCCAGTGATTCATGGCTATCCAAAAATATCCGCCCAATGACGCTGATATTCCTACTGGTGGCCTATTCAGGCTTTGCCATTGCCTCCATGTTTGAATATGAAACACGCGGCGCATACGTAGAATTACTAGGCCAATGGGGAATGCTTGTGATGTCGTTTTACTTTGGCGGCAGGACCATGGAAAAAATTGCTGAAAGGGTTAAAAAATGACACCGCACTTCACACTTGATGAACTAACGCACACCGACCACCGCGAACTGGACAACACGCCTAACGAGGCAGAACTGGCCAACATTCAACGATTGGCCGAATTCCTAGAGCAGGTCAAAACAATCCTTGGCGGCAAGCCCATCATGGTCAACAGCGCATTTCGCAGTAAAGCCGTGAATGACGCAGTTGGCAGTAAAGACACATCACAACACCGTGTCGGATGCGCGGCAGACATTCGAGTGCCAGGCATGACCCCTGACGAAGTTGTCCGCACAATCATTGCCTCCGACCTGCCTTACCATCAGGTTATCAGAGAATTTTCAGACCCAATAAAAGGTGGCGGTTGGACGCACGTTAGTATTACTAACAAACCAAATGAAACGCCTAAAAAACAAGCATTAATTATTGACCGTACAGGCACAAGACCTTACGCATAAAACCATTTGAAGTCTTTATGTTTTGTGCGTTTTCCGCGTAAAACAGATTGAATGTTGCCTTGGTTAAAACCTTGTCTTTTTGCATCTGCTTGTGATGAAAAATGTAAGACCTCACCTGATTGAATGTGAACAGCATAAATTGGGATGCTGTTTTTGTTTTCAGCGCCATATTTAATTTTTTGCAAACCTTCATTTATGGCGTGATGTAAATTTTGTGAGTGCGTACACATTTCAAGATTGCACAACCTATTGTCATTTTTAATTCCATTTTTATGATTTATTTCATAACCTAATGGAATTTCACAAACAAATGTCATAAAGATAACTCTATGCGCCCTAAAAGTAGTCGGTTGACCATCTTTATATAATCTTATATTTGCATACCCGCTTTTATGTTGCGCAACTTTAAGCAACTTGTTATTGCGCATAAATTGTCCATCGGTATTGCACAAATAATTTTCAAAATTTGGAATTTGTTTCCACATATTTAACCTTTGTTTACAATATTCGCGTAAGCGCTTCGTTGGTCAGGTCGAGCAACTCATGCTCACTGATGCCGTAGTGCTTCTCGAAACCCTTGTGGCCAAGCCCATGGACGCCCGTGTTACCGCGATGATGTTCTGGGCATAAACCAATGACTGGGGCAGTGTCTCGCCAGCCTCCAAACCTTCGGATATGGTGGATCTCGCATGGGGATTGACCAAGGTCGAGGTAGTGGCACAAAATACAGCCGATACGGGCAACTTGGTCATAATGCTTCTTTGTAGTATTTTTCATCAAATGCGTTCAGTAAAGTCTGTGGAACCGAATAAAACTCCCCGCGACCAACGTCCCTTAAATTCTCAGGTCGCAGAAACTTGCCTCGCCCAATCCATCCGACAATCCGAACGTGAGATGGATGAATTTCGGTCAAGACAAAAACGTCGCATGGCTTTTCGACAGACCACTTCACGGCGTTAAGATTTCCATCGGCAGTATAGGTACTTTTGACGTCCACGGTCCGGCCATCGCGCAGGGTTAAATCAGCCCCAAACTTGCGAAAATCACAGTTAAGGTCAAAACTTAAGTTCAAAGTCTTGGCCACAGCGTATTCAGTCAAAACCCCATCAATACACATTTGAGTGCCATCCTTGGTTTCATCCTGACGACCTTCTGGGCGATGCTGACGAGTAATGTTGTACCGCTTTGTTCCAATGTAGCGGCAGATATCATATTCAGTTGGCGACAAATAAATGTTGATGTACCGTTTGTTGTGATTCATAAAACAACAACCTCTCTGGCTTTGCTTGCAATCCGCTGACGAGTCTTAATTATGTACTTCTCATACTCACTGCGCGGGATGCTACGACGCTGAAGGTCGTGATACTCAAAAACCTCGCGTAGGGCGTTTATTCCCTCGCCTGTCAGTCCCATGCGCATCGTGTTCTGATAACGCAATGCGGCCTCTTGTAGCGCGTCCTGCGCACGTTGGCAAAATGGTAGAGCCTCAGGACCCACGCCGTCCATGGACATGACCTCGGAGATATTCATCATGTCAACCAACTCCTGCCAGTCTTGGACCGTCCCCCAACCCTTGGTCATGGCATCAAGTGCGGCCAACTCAGTCAGACGCAGTTTGTCAAGCAAATGCTCCTGAGTTATGCCTGCGCCCAGGATTGCATGCCGTATCGGGTCAAGAAGTTTCCAGTGCTTTCGCTTGGTAGTTTTTCTCATGGCTCGTAATCCAAACCTAAGTCGCGGGCATTTTCTGCTTTTTTATCCAAAGCAATCTGAGCCAGTGCCGCCTGAAGCCCTGCAAGACCTCCAACACGTTGGTCATCAATAAAAATCTGCGGCAGACCACGCACGTTAGGATAGGCAAACTCAAAGGCACGACGCACCTCCGCGTCGTCCATGTTCTGCTCAATAAAACGCAGATTTCGTGACTTCAATAGATTTTTAGCGGCCACGCAGTTGGGACAGCCTTTTTTTGAGTAAACAAAGATATTCATTCTTTTGCACTCCATTCACGCTTGACCCAATGCTTGTAATTTGCCCATGCAAGCAAGTAGTACCACATTTGCCTGTCGGCACGACCCATAAAAGAATGCTGACAAATCTCCGCCATTTTTAACAGCGTTTCTTTTGACGGCGGTGTAGTGCTAAATGGTTTGTATTTCATGTGTTCTTCTCCTTGAGTTTGGCTTCAATAACATAATCGTGGAACACAATACCCTTGGTCACATCGCCAACTTTATGCGCCTTGACCCAGCAAGTTTTGCCTGTTTTCAAACGCCTCAAATGCCCTCTACGGTCATGCAA